GAAAAGCAGCCATTTGGAGGGAAAAGCAGCCGACATTCATTGTAACAAGTCAAGGGAACGTTATATTATACTCTCCTCACTATTGGCAGCAGGGTTTAATAGGTTGGGAATTGCAAAGACATTTATTCACGTTGACTCCGATTCATCCAAAGACAAAGACGTTTGTTGGACATATTCCTAATACTGGAACAACAGGAAATACTACATTATTAAACCTCCCTAAAGGTGGTAATAAAAAAGATCAATGAAAAAAAAATTCCAAGATACTGTAGTTGGTAAATTTTTACTAAATAAAATTCCAAACGTAGTAGGATCTTTAGCAGGTAATAGTCCTGTTGCATCTGTTATACAAACTTTAATTGGTGGTAGTGATATGTCAGAAGATGACAAAAAAATAGCATTACAAAAATTAGATCTTGAAAGAGCAGAAATGGATAATGTTTCTCAAAGATGGGTAGCAGATTCAAAAAGTAGTTGGTTAAGTCAAAATGTACGTCCATTAACTTTAGTTGTTTTAACAACGTCTTTTATATTCGGATGGGTATATGGTCTAGATGAACTAGAAACTGTCGTAGAACTCCTTAAAATCGTTTTTATTGCATATTTCGGAGGCAGAAGTAGCGAAAAAGTATTTGGAAACAAAATGCACAAATAATGGCAAGAACTTTAAAAGTTGTATCTTACATATCAAGTAAAAAAAAAAGAAAAGGAATACATTCAAAAAGTAAAACTTCTGTTTTAAAAAATAGTAAGTTATATAAAAAAAAATATAATGGTCAAGGTAGATAAAATATTGCACCAAATAAATAACTTTAATAAATACAAAAATATGTCAGAAGAAAATACTATTAGGAATTTAGTTTTAAAAATTGTCTCAGATTATGAAAGAAGTACAGAAGAAAAAACAAATAATCTACTAAGACTTAATGCTATTTCACATAGTAATTTAGGAACTGACAGTACTAAATTAGAAAACAAAAAAGTAAAATCTGACAGTAGGTTTATTTTTAATGAAGTTAAAAAACTTAATAGTGATTTAGGTAGTTTATTAATTACTCAAATGGATTAGTACTTATATAGTATTTACTACTATAGTATCATAGTACTATTATAGTATAATATAATTTATTTTTATAAATATCCAACTTATGGGTAAAAAAGTTAAAAGAAAAACTTTAGTTAAAACTCTTGATACAATTTTTAGTCAATATATAAGATTAAAAAACTCAGATACTAATGGGTATTGTAATTGTGTTACTTGTGGAAAAAAAGCATATTGGGAAAAAGATGGAATACACGCAGGACATTTTATGTCACGCAAACACTATTCAACGAGGTGGGATGAAAGAAACGTAAAACCTCAGTGTGGATATTGTAACACTCATAAATACGGAGAACAATATAAATATTCTTTATACTTAGGAAAAGAAACAAGTGAAAATCTATTAGAACTTAGTCATAGAACTGTTAAATTTTCTGATGTTGATTTAAAAGAAAAAATTTTATATTATAAAAAAATTGTAAGTTCTTTAAAATTAGATTATATTTAGTTGATAGTTTTAAATATTAGTTTTTTGTTTAGTTTGAAAAGAGGAGAAAAGTTTAGTCGCGGTTCTCCTTTTTTTTTGTCTTAGTTGTATTTATTAATAATTGTTAGTATCAATATATAACAATGTCTTTAATACATTACTTAACTACAAATCAATTAAAAAAACTATTAAAGGAAACAAATTTTTTATCAGAAACAAAAACAGAAGTTTCCAAAGAACTAGAAAGAAGAAAATTAAAAAAAAATAAATAATGACAGGAACTGAAGATATAATAAGATTAAAAGATGCAGAGATATGGTCTCTAAGAGAAGAAGTAAATAAATTGACTATTCAAAACGCAAGAATGGAAGTACAATTAGACTTTCAGAAACAACAAGACAATAACAAACTTAAACAAACACAAAGATGAATAAAACAGGAAAAATAAAATTTTATACTCCACTTGGAAAAGGAAAGCCTTTTAAAGATGATGAAAGTGGAAAAGAAATAATACTTGATCAATATAAAGTAGGTTTTGCGGATGGTAATGAATATAAGTTTTCAGCAAAAGG